ATACAATGATGTTAAACAGAATGAGGATAAAGACAATGCAGAAATCATCCAAGGCTTTGAAGCAATCAAAAAAGAGGAACTTGATGGCGATAGCTTTAGCTGATCCATTATTCCATAAGCGAGTAATTGAGAATAAAAGACGTAAAAAACTATTAGCTAAACGAACTAAACGAGAACTGATGAAAGGTGTTATATAATGCCTATAAGTGATGACGATTATGACCATGTCCAAGCAATAGCTATCTGCCACTCTGACTGGAGTCCAAAAACAGCAGCAAAAGTAGCTAGGGTAATGGGTTTTACTGAGTTTGATCAATATAAAGCAGTTTATAGTGCAGGTAAAAAGGCAATAGCAACATATACACATAAAGGGAAGGTGTGGGATGATTGAGTTACCCGACTTTGATGATATAGATGACAACCAAGGCATAAGAGTTAATTGTCCTAGTTGTGGTGGGTATGGTACATTTACTGCCACTAGAGTTGATGGAAGTATTCTTTATAATTGTTATAAAGCAGGATGTTCTGTGTCTGGTAAGAAAGATGTTGTGGGATCGAGCAAGTATGTTAGAGAAAAATCTATCATATCTGCCGAAACAAATAAGTATGAGTTTGAGATGCCAGAACATTTATCTATCTATTTTCCAAAGAAGATGATTAAATACTGTAACGAGAATAATATTGATACTAATAAAGTACAGTTATACTATGACGTTAAGTTAGACAGAGCAGTGTTTCCGATCTTTATGGTGCAACCATCTAACTTTAGTGTTCCTACTATTTGGAGGAATAAGGTGGTTGATGCAGTTGGTAGGTCTTTGTCAAAGTATAGTAACAATAGAAACTATCCAAAGTGGCATAGGTATGGTAACTCAGGCTTACCTTTTATTTGTGGTAATAGTGAGACTTGCTATGTCGTTGAAGACTGTGCATCTGCTGTAGCTGTATCACAGTATGGTACTGGACTTGCATTGCTAGGTACAAATTTATCTGACCTTATACTTGATATTGTAGCAAACTATCCAAGTGTTGTAGTATGTTTAGATAGAGATGCATCTGCCAAGGCAATAAAAATGAAAAATAGAATTGGACAATTTACTAAATGTGAAGTAAGATTACTTGATGTTGACCCTAAAGAGAAACCAGAAGGAGTATTATAATGACTATGTACAATAGAGCTTTTTCCATGCCTAACAGTCAAACCTTTAGCATGAAACCTATTAAAGAGTTTGTGGAACATTGGATTGGTTTAGCATATTCTGCTGAAGATAGAAATAATCCAATTGTTGTAGATCCATTTGCTAGAGATAGTAAGTATGGTACAATAACTAATGATATAAATACTATTACAGATGCTCATTATCATATGAAAGCTGATGATTTTCTGGATATGTTGTTGGATGATGGAGTACAAGCTGACGTTGTGTTATATGATCCACCATATAGTCCAAGACAGATCAGTGAGTGCTATAGTGCTAGTGGTATAAAGACTACACAACAAGACACACAGAGTAGTTTCTATACTAAAATAAAAGATCGTATAAGACCTCTTGTCAAACCTGATGGTCTTGTGTTATCATTCGGATGGAACTCTATGGGAGTTGGTAAGAAGTTTGGTAACTATGAAGAAATACTATTGGTAACTCATGGTGGAGCGCATAACGATACAATATGTGTTGCACAAAGAAAGGATACAAACGAATATGTCTAATGATTTATTAGGACTATTTCTATCTCATAACTTCTATGAGAAGAACAGACACTTGATCGCAATGGACTTCTTTGAGAATGAAGCTAAGAAGATCTGGCGTAGCATTGAGTTAGGTCATGCAAGATATGGGCGTGACTTGACCCCTGCTGAAGTAGAACAAGTATTGTTTAGTGAGTTTAGGACTATGACAAGTAGCCAGAAACAAGCTATGATGATGCTGACCAGAACATTGTCTAATGATATTGGTGAGGATGTTGCAGAAGATGTTCTCAGAGATCAGTTTAAAGTTTACTTTGGTAGACAGTTAGCTGATCTTGGTATCAAGATGATGGACAACAAGGTGAATGACCTGACCAAGGTCAATGAATTACTGGGTAAGTATGAACAAAACTTTATGCCTAAGGAAACTATACAGGAGATTAAACATGATGTCGCTTCTCTATTGCACTCTACTAAAGATGTATCCAAATACAAATGGAACCTCAAAGGACTCAGGGAAATCTGTGCAGGTATCGGCCCATCGACCTTCTCTGCTGTCTTTGCTCTTGTCGAAACTGGCAAGACTGCATTCCTAATATCTACATTGTTTGGGCCAGATGGTTTCTTGAACCAAGGTGCAAAGGTAATGATACTGGGTAATGAAGAACCTGTTGAGCGCACTGCACTGAGAGCAGTTAGTTCTTTCACTGGTATGACTGACAAACAGATTGCTAATGATACTATTAAAGCACACAATCAATGGGATGTATATTCTAGTCAGTGTGTGTTCTTGAATACTGATGAGGTGTCCTCGATGGAGGAACTGGATCAGTTACTAGCCAAGCATAAGCCTGATGTACTAGGCATTGATCAGCTAGACAAGATGCAAGTCGGAGGTAATCATGCTAGGGATGATATACGTTTGGGTGAGATCTATCGTACTGCTAGGACATTATCTAAGAAGCACCAGTGTGCAATCATTGGTGTGTCTCAGGCTAATGCTGAAGCAGATGGTAGAACTGTGCTACGCTTCACTCAGATGGCAGGAGCAAGAGTAGGTAAAGCTGCCGAGGCAGATCTTATTATTGGTATAGGTAAAGAGACTGAGGAAGGTGGTTCAGACAATGGACTCAGACATATCTATGTTAGTAAGAATAAGCTAGGTGGTAAGCATGGTACTTGTACTACTGTGATTAAACCAGAAATATCTAGATATATTGATTAATAACTTGACAAACTGATTATTATATGATATTGAAGTATTCCCCTTCGGGGGGATACATTACCTAGGAGGTATAATATGCTTGAAGGATTAGCTTGTTTAGCACTTAATATATATCATGAAGCTAGAGATCAACCGATAGAAGGTCAGGTAGCTGTAGCTCAAGTAGTAATAGAAAGAGTAAAGAGTAAAAAATATCCTAACAGTATCTGTGAAGTGGTAATGCAAGGTCCAACGTATTCATGGTCTATTAATTATCCTATTAAACATAGATGCCAATTCAGTTGGTACTGTGACGGATTGAGTGACAGACCTAAAGATATGATTGCCTATTTAAATTCAGTAGATGTTGCAGAAAAGACTTTACATGGACTGAAAGATGTGGTAAAAGGATCTATATACTACCATAGTGTAAAAGTAAAACCTTGGTGGGCAAAGTACAAGATAAGAGTGAGACAAATTGGAGATCACATATTTTATAAGTGAGGATACTAAATGGATTTACTTAGTCACGCACATATAATAGGAATATGTTTTATAACAGTTTTAATAATGCTATTTGCAGGAGAATAAGATGGAAGATTATGTAATGATTGTAGACTTAGAGGTTGACTTAGGGGGAGATCGTAAAGATCCCTCTCCATACAACAAAGAAAATACATTAGCTGCTATTGGTTATACTACTAGAAGGTTAGATGGATCTTTGATGTATGAGGATGATGAGGAAACTGTTTACATAGTTAGAACTGCTGATGCATCCTCAACTGACTGGGCTACGTTTAAAGATGTACTTAAAGATGCTACCTATGTAGTTGCCCACAATGCTAAGTTTGATGTAGCTTGGTTGCGTGAGGTAGGTATAGACTGTCGATCAAAGATTATTGATACTATGATTAACGAGTATATACTTAACAAAGGTATAAGAGATAAGCTAAGTTTGAAAGCATTAGCAGAGAAGTATGATGTTACTCGTAAGGATGACTCACTTGCCGATGCATTCAAGGAAGGTTTGAACTACAGTGATATGTCTAAAGAAGATCAAACTACTTATCTTTACTACGACATTGTAGCCACTGCTGAAGTATTTGAAAGGCAAGAAGCACTGTTCAAGAAGAACTCTAACAAGTCTTTGATACCAATACGAGATCTTATGTGTGAGTTCTGTGATGTTCTTACTGATATAGAACGAGCAGGTATGGCTATCGATACTGCTGAGATGCATAAGGTTGACCATGACTACCAAGTAGAACAGGCAGAGTTGACTGAGTATCTTAATAATACAGTTAAGAAACTGGTGGGTGACACACCAATCAATCTTAGTTCACCAGAACAGTTGTCTCAGGTTATTTATTCATACAAGTTAAAAGACAAAAAGACTTGGCGTGATGTCATGAACATTGGGGTAGATGCCAGAGGTAAACCAAAGCGTAGACCTAAGATGATGGAGTCAGGTTTCGTTAGATGTATCGATGAATGTTTTGTTCCCACGTTTAAGACCCAAGCTAAACGCTGTTTGTTTTGTAATGGACAGGGAACAATACAGAAGTATAAGAAGGATGGTACACCATATAAGAATACAACTAAGTGTGTGCATTGTGAGGGTACTGGTTTTATCTACAAAGAGTTAGGAGAGATTGCAGGACTAAAAGTTAATCCTACACTTGCTCTAGCATCAGCAGGAGGATTTAAGACAGACAAACATACACTAGTAGAACTAGAGAGAGGACAGAACAATCAAGAAGTCAAGAAGTTTCTGAACTCTCTAATAAGATTATCTGCTATTGATACATACAGAAGTTCTTTTATAGAAGGAATATTCAAGAATATGGTTAATAGTACAGATAATATACTTCATGCCAACTTTAATCAGTGTACTACTGCTACAGGTAGATTGAGTAGTAGTAACCCTAATTTACAGAATATGCCCAAAGGAAAGTTGTTTCCTGTTAGAAAAGCGTTTGTGAGTAGGTTTGAGGATGGACAGTTGCTTGAGGTAGATTATTCTCAGCTAGAGTTTAGGATAGCAGGTATCCTAGCCAAGGATGAGACAATTAAAAAGG